ATGCTCCCAGTTTTTCTAAATTTAGAAAAGCTACTATGTACGGTTATGATGGTCCTAGTATCTCATGCCCTGTACATTTAAACAAATTTCTAAATAAAGAAGGAGAAGAAATTAATCCTAGAGAAATTAGTTTATCTAAGTTGCGTCAAGAACATTTTAAGTGTAAGCCTATTAGTGATCGCGTTGTTGATTATTTACTTTACTTATATCCTCCTTCTAAGGAACATTCTCGTTTATTAACATGGGAAGAAACTTTAAGAGGAATTCCAGGAGTTATACCTTCAATCACGGTTACCACTTCCGCAGGCTACCCATATAATTTGGGTTGTGTTAAAGGAAAGATGCCGTATATACAAATAGATGGTGACACTTATAGTTTTAACCCTGAATTCTTGAAGGAAGTAGAGGAGTGTGATTCTCGTTTACGTTCTGGTGAACAAATAGAGGTTATATTTGCTGATGTCTACAAAGATGAAACTTTGTTAAAAGAAAAAGTGGACAAAGGTAAACTTAGGCTTTTTGGCACTGGTCCTTTACACTATCTTGATTTGTAGAAAGTATTTAGGTGCAAATGGTCAATTTATACAAGCTCGTAGTACTAGCAAACCTGTATCTATTGGTCTTAATGTACACAGTACTCAATGGTCTGAATTATACTCTCGTTTGAGTAGTACTTCAGGCTCAGTACTTTCTGGCGATTACTCCAATTATGACGGAGCAGTACCTAAAGACGTTAAATTAAAGTCTTTGGAGTTTATTAATAGGTGGTATGATGATGGCCCGATAAATGCTAGAGTTAGAGAACTATTATATGAACATATGTACAATGCAACACGCATAAACGGTACATACATATATAGAGTTTGTGACGGTATGCCGTCAGGTTGCTTTTGGACCGGACCTGGAAATTCAATTGACAATGTTGTCATGTTATTTGATGTCTTGACTCAAGACTTGAATTTATCTATGCACAGTTTTAATATGGCTGTGTCTGGTGACGACAATGTTGTTACTTGTACTAAAGAAGGCATTACTTGTGATACAATCGCTCCTTATTTGAAAGAACGATTTGGTATGACTTATACTCATTGGTCTAAAGATTCTGAAAA